GTGGCAAAGCGCCAGACAAACCTACTTACGGACATCGAGCTCAAGCACCTCGTGCGCGCTGGCTCGCCCGTCGCAAAGTCGGACGGTGCCGGGCTCACGTTCACGCTCTCGGCCGCCGGCACAGCAACTTGGGTGCTGCGCTTCAGCCATGGCGGGCGCCGGCACGAGCTGACGCTCGGCAACTATCCCGATCTCGCGCTGACCGCCGCACGCAAGCTCGCCGCGGCGAAGCGCGTCGAGGTCCAGCAAGGCACCAATCCAGCGGTCGAGAAGCGCAAGGAAAAGGCGCGGAAAGACTGGAGTGTGCGGCAACTCATCGCGGACTATCGCGAGCGGGTCTTAGTGACACTTGCAGATAGCACTCAGCGAAGCTACGGCCGCAACCTCGTTCGTGTTGAGCGTGGCATGGGCTCGCTGTCGGTGCGTGTCGTCAGCGCGGCCGACGTGGTTGCCGAGATCGAGCGCACGCAGCTCGGGTGGGTCGAGGCGTTCACGCTCTGGTGCGTGCTCAAGGCCATATTCAAGCACGCGGTCGGAAAGCGGTTGATCGATGCGAATCCGTGCGCCGGAATCGTGCTGGAGGCGATCATCGGCAAGCGCCCGCCGGTGCGCCAGCGCCTGATGTTGACGCATGAAGAGCTCAACGTGCTCATGAATGCGAATATGCGAGACGTGAATCTCTACGCCGTGCGAATCGCACTCGCAACGGGTGTGCGTATCAGTGAGCTCTACACGTCGCTGCGCGCGAATCTTCATCTCGACGAGGCCCGCTGGCATATCCCCGCGAGCAAGACAGGCCCGGCGATGGACATACCGCTCGCGCCAATCGTTGTCGAATGGTTCGAGCGGCTGCGCGAGCTTGCTGGAGCGTCCGATTTCATTCTGCCCGCGCGACTCAGCAACCGGCTTGACCGTTACGACGGCAACACACACGTATCGAAAGACGCGATACGCGAGGCAATCGATTACTGGATCGCCAACCACGAGCCGAAGATTCGTCGGTTCACGCCGCACGACTTGCGGAGCACGATGAAGAGCCACATGCGCAAGCTAGGCGTGTCGCGCGACATCTCGGAAATGTGCCTCAACCACAAGCTCGCCGGTGTCGAGGGGATCTATGACCAATACACGTATTGGGATGAGAGAAAGGCTGCGCTCGATCTCTGGGCGGCCTATCTAACGACGCGCATGCGCAATGAAGAATGGAATGTAACGCCGATGAAGCGATCGGCATGACGGTTTGCCGCGTCTAGCTCGACGGGGCGAACGCCGGGTGCCCTACCCGGCCGGCGCGGCTCTTGAATAGGGCTTTGCTACAGGGCGCGCGATGGAAATTATCAAGTCATCAAAGGACTTACCGACGTGGTTCCGAGATCGGACATACGAAAAAAATCTGAGCGCGGTCGAATGGTACTGCGAGATAGTCTCGCGTGTGTTTCGGCTCGAATCGCTGCTGGAGTTGCTTGAAGAGCAACAACCTGATGCTGCGTTGGCGGAAAAAATTTGGGATACCCGATCACTTTTGACGGACTGGCGAAAGATCCCCAAAGACTCCGGTCTATGGAAATATTTCTATGTCGGAATAGATCAAAATAACAAGCCTGTTGACGACCTCAACTACCTCGAAGTGTATTATCTGAGCGAAGGCATGACGGACTATCCTCAATTTCTACAGGCAAAGAGACTCATGTCGGAGTTGCTCTCGTCATTTCAGAAATTACACGGGAATAGAGAGGATGTTTGGGTCGTCCCACCGGAGTACAAAGCACAGTTAGAAAATTTTATTCTTCGTGCTGGCGGCGCTCGGACCGAGCCCGCGCACCAGATAGATGCTGGCAACCCGTTTTTGGATTATGGTAGGCCTCTCAATGGATTTCCTATCACCGTCGACACCCAGTACGACGACGCTACCCTTGAGGCGTGCTTTAAGAAATGGCTGAAAGAACGCCGGCGTAAAGATGGCGAACGCGCGCGGCGGCCATTCAATCAGAACGACTTTGACGATTGGCAGCAGTATCGCATCAGAGAGGTATTTGACCTTGATCTTTGGTCGCGTCTAACCGGCACCCGCATCACGGATCAGGCTATAGTGAGTGCGCTATGGCCGGCTGGCGACACAGACAACTTCAATGCCCTGGATCACTTGCGAACGACTGTCCGCGCGAACATCAAAAAGATCTTCGTCTGGCCGTTGGTCGTTCGGTTCTATGGTCAGTTGCGAATGCAGGTCGGTGAAAATTTTCTGATACAAGAAAATTTCCATGAAAAATCGGTGGGTGGATAAATTCGAGAAAAATATTCGATCCTTAGGTTTTTTAGAGGAATTCTGAGCCCGTTTTACTTACTTCATCTCGCACCTCTCCATCAATAATCTTCGTATCGCCCGTCGTAATCTGAATCACGACGGCGCGATACTAGCCGGGCAGTATCGCGCCGCACTTATGGAGCGACACTGATGTCCCAACTAGCAAACTCACCGCTCTCGAAAGCACTCGTCTCTTTCGACTCCCTCCCGAACTCCGCGCACGTCGACGTGCGCACCGTCGCCGGCCTCTACGGATGCTCGGTTCCGACTGTCTGGCGTCGCGTCGCCGCTGGACTCATTCCCGCCGCGAAGAAATTCGGCCACTCGTCCCGCTGGAACGTCGGCGAACTCCGCAAGTACTTGATGCCGGAGGCCGCATAACATGACGACGAAAAAAAAGGCCGGCCCGCAGGCCAGCCAAGACAAAGAGAATCTCAATTCGAAAGCTGATGTTAACACGCTGTTCGCGAAAAAGGCACTCGGCAAAATCGATCGCGTGTTGCTCGAATTGCGACGCGGAATCTCGCTGAATCGTTTCGACGCTGAGCGCTTGGGCGACCACTGCCTCAATACGACAATCTCGATGCTGCGCGCAGAGGGTTGGCTCATCACTGGCGAATGGGAAACCATGTCGACCCGCTTCGGCAAGACGGCGCGCGTGCTGCGCTACCGCCTGACGGGCTACCGCAACCCGGCCGAGGTTGCCGAGGAAATCGCCGCGATCCTGGGCGAAGGGAAGGCCGCATGATGCGCCCCCTCAAAAAACCCTTGCAGGCCGTAAACCCGGCGCGTAAACTTCTTCCCGCGGCTGAAACAACAGCCGCCGGGCGTGAGAACCCGTGGACCATAGGCGGACGAGCCGCCGCACACGCGGCTATTTTTTCGTCTGCGCGCTTCTGCACGCCAGTTTTCTATGGCGGGCCGGGCGAGGGCCAGCTTCGGCTGGGCCGGTTTCCTATGGGCCGGTTTCTCACCCCTCGTCGTCGGGCCCGCCACCCCTCATGTGAGAATGAGCGGCGGGCCTCCAACTTGTCCATAGGAGGCCGCAACATGCGCCATGCCGCCGCTCGCCCCGAGCATTCTCAACTCCCCCCTTCGTACTCCGAAATCATCAATCGCGCATTGCGTGAAGCCGCGCTCGCGCCCACCGTTTTCGATGCGCTCGACATTTGCGGCGCCGTGATGGTCCAGCTCGCCGAACTCTGCCGCCAAGAAGAGGTGAATCATGCGTGACACCAACACCATTGACGCCCTTCGCTACGCGCTGGCAAAGCAAGTCCCCGACATGGAACGAGGGTTCACGATCCAGACGAGCTACGGCGAACTCAAGATCGATGCAGAAGACGCCGATCACTTCGCTGCGCTGGCTCGAGTCATCCTGGGCGACAAGCTGGCCGCTATGGAGGTGTCGCATGACTAAATTCCTCATCGACGGTCAAGCGCTCGACGACCTCGCCGGCAAGCTCCAACAACTGCAAGAACTCTTCGGTGTGATCCAAAGCGAGAACTCGATCACGATACGCACATGCGTGATGTGCGACATTGACAGCGACATCGCCGAACGCGCTGCGATCGAGCTCGGCGAACTGCGCTCTGTTTCGCGAGTGGAGGTGTCGGCATGAGCGACATTTCCATCGAGTGCAAGGCCGCACAATTGAGCGCGCTACTGACGAGTATGTACGGCGAGGGGTTCGCCACGTTCAAGCGACTTTGCGACCACGATCAGGACGCGCTTATTTGGCTGGCCGCTGACTTGGCCGACGAAATCAAGGACGCAGCCACGGAGGTGCGTCATGGCTGACACGATCAAAAGCCTTGACGATGCGCTTCGTGAAAGCATCGACGAGTCCAATATCGCAATTGAAGGATTCCAGCGAATCGGGGACTTGCTCAAAGTGATCGAGCATCTGGCAAGTGCGAATGGAATCGCCCATATCACGACCGTTGCCAAAGAGGCCTCTCTTATCGCGCTCGAATACGGCGACATTGCGAGTACAGGACGGGGAGCATTCGAAGCATCCCGCAAGGAGGTGCTTTATGGCTAACCTCCGATGCCGTCCGGGCGACTTGGCCCGCATTATCCGCGCATGGAATCCGGCTCTTGTCGGCCGCATCGTCTTGGTCGGCGCACTTCACTCGATCCGCGAGTCCGAACGGAATGTAACGCTACTCGGTGCCCCTGGCATGACGCTAACGAAGAACCGCAAGCGGCTCCGCATCGGCAATCGCATGCTCGCCCGCGACTCGTATCTTGAGCCGCTGCGCGGAGACGAACTACTCGACCACGTCAACGAACGGGACGCCAGCCATGCCTGACCAGAAAATGCCCCGCCTCGAACGGGCTGTGCTGGAGGCGCGAGACAAATTCGCTCGCCTCGAAGCCTTGTTCCATGTGATCCAAGAGCGCTTGGAGGATGACTGTACCTACGAATGGTTGCTTGCCGACCTCGGCGCTGCTACTGCGGCTCAGTATGCTGTCGAAATGAATCAGATTGGCCAGCAGCATAGCGATAAGCAATCCTCAAAAAATGAGGTGATCGCATGAGCGCATACGACAGCGGCGAAACCATCGCAGACGTTCAGAAGAGCGCTACGCAGCGGATTCGAATCTCGCACCGCTGGTACAAGGGCCGGCGGTACGTCGACGTGCGCCTCGTCGTCGTGGATCGCGACAGCGACTTCGTGCCGACTCGGCAAGGCATCAGCATCCGGCCGGAACTGCTCGCGCAGGTCATCCAAGGGCTGCTGCTGGCGTCGCGGGAGGGCTAATGACGAAGAAGGGGTGGTCCGATCCGCTCGGGGCACACGTCCGGCTCTATCACTCGCTGCTGAATACCCCGGCGTGGCGGGTTCTCGGCCCGTCTGCCGTGAAGCTGTACATCGATATGCGCATGATGCTCAACGGTTCGAACAACGGCAGCATAGGGGCGTCCCTGTCGCTAATGAAGCATAAGGGCTGGAAGGCCAGTGCAACGCTCGCAAAGGCGCTGTATGAGCTTCGCGCGCTCGGCTTCATCGCCGTGACGATCGAGGGCGGTCTACGGCAAGGGACGCGTGTACCGTCGCTCTATCGCTTCACCGATGCGGAAGTGTATGAACAACCAAAAACGGGCGTGCAGGCGATCAAGGCAACGCACGACTACCGCCGCTTCAAGTCGGTGCGTGATGCAGAGCGTGAGCTTGTCGTGGGGCTGGAAAAACTTCAGGATGCCGGCAGGAAGAAGCAGCAGACAAAGAAAAAATCCCCTGTTCAGAAACTGAACCCGTCCAGTTCAGAAGCTGAACCGGAAGCGCAGATTCTCCAGTTCAGAAAATGAACATGGAAGCACCTTTCCAGTACAGAAAATGAACAGGGAGCGAAAACGCCCGAAACCCCTACCTATCAAGGGTTTTCGGGCGTTTTTATGTCGTTTTTAGCAGTTGCCATCTGTGTTCAGAAACTGAACTCTTTTATAGTATTGCCATACCTTCGAGCTGAAAACGGGATGATGCCGGGCTATGAATTCCGGCCGGTAGGTGCTGATTCATAGAGTTATCCACAAGAGAATCCGCGCGGGACGAAATGGGCGCAAAAACAGCACCCTTTCAGGCGAAATTGGGACTATTTCAGCGGGAATTGGGGCTGTTAGACCGCCTCCAAGATGGGCCGATCGCCCGCAATCCCTTTGCTCACAAGGCTCGCGCGAAAGGGTGCAATATTCGACACCCTCGAAATTCCCTCTTCCAATCCCCCTCTGTCCAGACAAGCGGTGCCGACTCTCCGTAAGCGCCGCAATGCGGCCCTTCCTGTTTCAGGCATGCCCGTTTCGGGCCCCCCTCCTGCTATGGGATGCTGGTTGTAAACGTCCAAAACATAGAACATAATTGCTTTATATATTCATATTGAGCAATTATATGCCAATTCGAGAACAAATTCTCGCCGTTCCCGCACCCGAGGCGTGTCCGGTTGAAGGCCCCGCGTTGGGCGACAAAGCGTTCCGCAGCATGGGCGGCATCGACCACGATCGGTATTTCGATTGGGTGCGCGCGAACGAGAGCGAAGGCGAGCCGTACTTCGACGCAGCGACCACGCACGCGCTGAATGCGCGTGGTGAACTTGAGCGCATCCTGTTCTGTTGGTCTCGCGCAAGCACGATGGGCCCGCAACCGTCGCGCCGGTTCCTGCCGCTGCCGCCGCCGAGGTCGATGCGATGAGCGCACGAGTCCAACAGCGCACACGCGGCAGCAAGTGGATGAAGATCCGCGCTCGCATCCTTCGGCGCGATCCGGTCTGCGTGCTGTGCGCTGAACAGGACGTTGTGCGCGAGTCCGTCGTCGTGGATCACATCACGCCTCTCGAACACGGCGGCACCGATGCCGACGACAACCTCAGAGGCCTATGTGCCGATCACCATGACGAGGTGACGCGCCAGCAGTTCGGCTATCGCGAGCGCAAGGCGTTCGGGCCGGACGGCCTGCCGATCGATGGCAGTTGGTCATGACCGGCGACCCCGGCCGGGGGGGATGGTCAATTTTCCTTGCGTCGCATCGCGGGAAACCGCCCGTCCCCTTCGCTTTCATAAACGTGGACAAAAAAGGGAAAAAATGGCTCAACGCGGGCGGAAATCCGCCGCATCGATCGTAACGGCGCCAGCCGCACCGGTTGCGTCCGAGCAGCGTCTCGCGCCCCCGCTTCACCTGAGCGACGGCGAGCGGGCAGTCTGGGTCGAAGTCGTGAACGATCAGCCGGCAAGCGCATTCACTGCGACGCACTCGCCGCTGCTCGAGCTGTATTGCCGACACATCACGAACGCACGCGTGCTCGCCGACGAACTGCTGAATTTCGAGCGCGCATGGCTCGCAGACGACGACGGCCTGAAACGCTACGACCGGCTGCTCGCAATGTCTGAGCGCGAGAGCCGCGCGGCCTCGTCGCTCGCGACGCGACTGCGCATCACGCGGCAGGCCGTTGAGCATCCGACAACGGTAGGCCGCGCGCTGGCGAACCAGAAGAAGGCAAAGAAACCATGGGAACTCCCCGCGTAAAGCGTGTCTCTCGCGGCGAGCGCAATGCCCGATGGATCGAAGAACATTGCCGAATCCCTGAAGGCCGGCTCGTCGGACAGCCCGTCAAGCTCACGAAAGAGCAACGCGGCTGGATCAAGCAAATCTACGACACGCCGACGCGCACGTTCATCCTCTCGATGGCGCGCAAGAACGCCAAAACGGCCCTCTCCGCGTTCCTTGTGTTGCTTCACCTCGTCGGCCCAGAAGCGCAGCCGAACAGCCAGCTCTACAGCGCTGCGCAGTCGCGCGACCAAGCGGCCGTGCTGTTCGAGCTGGCCGCGAAGGTTGTGCGCATGTCGGAGGATCTATCGCAGTACGTCACAATCCGCGATACGGCGAAGGAACTGCTGTGTCATGACCTTGGCACGATCTACAAGGCGCTGTCGGCCGACGCGGCGACCAAGTTCGGCTTGAGCCCCGCGCTCACGATCCATGACGAGCTGGGCCAAGTCAAAGGCCCGCGCTCCGAACTGTACGAAGCACTGGAGACGGCGAGCGCTGCGCAGGAAAGTCCGCTGTCGATCGTCATCAGCACGCAGGCCCCGACCGATGGCGACCTGCTCAGCTTGCTCATCGACGACGCGCTCAGCGGCGCCGATCCGCGCCTGAAGGTGGCGCTCTATACCGCGCCGCTCGACATGGACCCGTTCAGCGATGAGGCGATCCGACTGGCGAACCCTCATTTCGACGTGTTCATGAACCGCGAAGAGGTGCGTCGCATGGCGTCGGACGCGAAGCGCCTGCCGAGCCGCGAATCGGCCTATCGCAACTTGGTTTTGAATCAGCGCGTCGAAGCTCGCAATCCGTTCGTCGCGCGCGCGATCTGGATGGAGAACAGCGGCGAACCCGCCGAATTGGACGGCGAAGACGTGTATGGCGGCCTCGATCTATCGAGCGTCAGCGACCTGACGGCGCTCGTGCTGGTGTCGGAGGCCGGCGACGTTCATCCGACATTCTGGCTCCCCGAAGATGGTCTAGAAGCGAAGGCGCGCGCCGATCGCGTGCCTTATGACGTATGGGCGCGGGACGGCCTGCTTCAGACGACGCCCGGCCGAGCTATCGAATACGAATTCGTTGCCGAATACTTGCGCGGCGTGTTCGACCGGTGCAACGTGCGTGCGCTCGCGTTCGACCGCTACAACATGCGCTTCCTGAAACCATGGCTTGAGCGGGTCGGCTTCTCGGAAGAAGAGCTAAGCCGGTTCGTCGAATTCGGTCAGGGCTTCGTCTCCATGTCGCCGGCTATCCGCGAACTGGAAGCACGCTTGCTCGCGCGCAAGCTCCGGCACGGCGGGCATTCCGTGTTGCAAATGTGCGCCGTGAACACGGTGGCCGTTTCCGATCCGGCCGGCAACCGCAAATTCACGAAACAGAAGTCGACCGGCCGCATTGACGGCATGGTGGCCTTGGCGATGGCGGTCGGTGTCACGCAACAAAATGCGACAGAATCAAAAATTGAGCCGCAAATGTTCTTCATTTAGTCTTGACATTGGCACTTTATGCGTGATAATAACGGCATTCACGCAACCAAATGCCAATGAATCGACAAATTTCGAAATTTATCACCAAGCAAACCGCGAGCTCTTCGAATAAAGCGTTCTCGCGGTTCGAGGTGAAGAACCTCGACGACGGGTCGCGAGTGCTCAAGGGCATCGCCTCCACGCCGACGCCCGATCGCACGGGCGATACCGTCGTCCCGGAAGGCATCCAGTTCAAGACGCCGTTCCCGCTGCTGTGGCAGCACGACCCGAGCAAGCCCATCGGCACCGTCAACAAAATGACGGTCACGGCGGCCGGCGCGGAGGTTGAGGCAACGATCGCCCCGGCCGGCACTGCTGCGTACATCGACGAGGCATACAACCTCATCAAAGCCGGTCTGGTGCCGGGCCTGTCCATCGGATTCCGCCCCATCGACGCCGAGTATGACAAGGCGACCGGCGGCTTCCTCATCAAATCCTGTGAACTGTTCGAACTCAGCGCCGTGACGATCCCGGCAAACGCTGACGCGGCAGTTCAATCGATCAAGGCGCATGACAAGCCCCGTGTGGGAGTGCCCGTCGTGCGTTTGAGTGCTCCCATCATCAAGGAATCTGACATGACCATTGCTCAACAGCTCGCCGCACTCGCCAAGAAGCGCGCCGATCACCTCGCACGACAAAAGGCGCTGATGGACGGCGCAGCGGCCGACGGCGCTCGCACGCTCAACGAGAACGAGGCGAAGGAATACGACCAAATCGGCCTCGAACTGAAGTCGCTCGACACCCACGAAGCGCGCCTCAAGGAACAGCAAGCGATCGAGGCCAAGTCGGCCGTTCCGGTCACTGGCGGCCCGGCAGCACACTCGCCCATCATCGTGAAGCCGAACGTCACGAAGGGCACGGCGTTCACGCGCTACGCGATCGCGCTCGCGCGCTCGAAGGGCAACCTCATGCAAGCGGCCGAGATCGCGAAGCAATGGAAGGATTCGACGCCCGAAGTCGAAATCGTGCTCAAGGCGGCAGTCGCGGCAGGCACGACGACCGATCCGGCGTGGGCCGGGCCGCTCGTCCAGTATCAGGACATGGCCGCTGAATTCATCGAACTGCTGCGCCCCGCAACGATCGTCGGCCGGATCGAAGGCATGCGTCGTGTGCCGTTCAATGTCCGCGTCCCCGGCCAGACGACGGGCTCGTCGGTCGGCTGGGTCGGCGAAGGTAAGCCCGCGCCGGTATCGGCACTCGCATTCAACACGACGACGCTCGGCTTCTCGAAGGTGGCAGGCATCGTCGCGATCACGGAAGAGCTTGCGCGCTTCTCGACGCCGAGCGCCGAAGGCGTCATCCAGCAGGACCTCATCTCGACGATCAGCCAGTTCCTCGACCAGCAGTTCATCGACCCGGCTGTGGCGGCCGGCGCGAACGGACTGTCGCCCGCGTCGATCACGAACGGCGTCAAGGCCATTCCGGCATCGGGCAAGGATGCGGCAGCCGTGCGCGCGGACGTGAAGAAGGTATTCCAGGCGTACATCGCGGCCAACCTGTCGGTCGCGGGCGCGGTCTGGATCATGTCGGAAACGACGGCCCTTTCGCTCTCGCTGATGCTGAATGTGATGGCGCAACCGGAATTTCCGGGCCTGACGATGGCGGGCGGCACGTTCTTCGGCCTGCCGGCGATCCTCTCGCAGACGGTCGGCGACAACATCGTACTCGCGAAGGCGAGCGAAATCCTGTTTGCCGACGATGGCGGTGTGACGCTCGACGTGAGCCGCGAAGCGTCGCTGCAAATGGATAGCGCGCCCGTCGCTGGTGCTACGGAACTGGTGTCGCTGTGGCAAAACGGATTCATCGCCATGAAGGCCGAGCGCTTCATCAACTGGAAGCGCCGCCGCGTCGAGGGCGTTCAGTACATCGCCGGCGCGGCCTACGGCGACGCAGCGCAAGCGGGCTAAGCGGAGAACACCATGCAAACCTATGAGGTAGCCGTGGCGTTCCCGTACAAGGGACGCATGCGGCAAGTTGGCGAGCGGATCGAGGTCGAACAAGAGCAGCACGTCGCCTTACTGCGCTTGCTCGGCAAGATTCGCGACGTTGCGCCGAAGCGGTCGACGTACAAGCGCCGCGACATGCGGCCGGGGGATTGATGCGGCTGCTTTCGTGGATACGAAAAGCCGCTCCGCCGGTTGCGGTCGGCGGCGGCAATTCGATTGCGAGCGTCGTGCGCGAGCCGTTCGCGGGCGCGTGGCAGGCAGGCATGGGCGTTGATAGCCGTCACGACCTGCTCGCGTTCTCGGCCGTGTACGCGTGCGTGGATCGCATCGCATCGGACATTTCGAAGCTCGGCATCCGGTACGTGAAGCAGATCGGCAATATCTGGCAGGACGCCAGCGCGCCCCGCTTCACGGGGCCGCTGCGCCGGCCGAACCCGTACCAGAATCGAATCCAGTTCGTGAAGGCGTGGCAGGTGTCGAAGCTGCTCGCCGGCAACACGTACATCCTGCTCGTGCGCGACATGCTGCGCAACGTAACTGCGATGTACGTGCTTGATCCGGCGCGCGTGATTCCGCTCGTCGCGCCGAGCGGCGCCGTGTTCTATCAGGTCGCCGCCGATCCGCTCCGCGGCCTACCCGAGCAAGTCACGATTCCCGCGTCCGAGATCATCCATGATCGCGGTATCTGCCCGTGGCATCCGCTCATCGGCGTATCGCCGATCGTCGCGGCAGCGGCCGCCGGCACGATGGGAAACCGCATCCAGCAGAACAGCCGAAAATTCTTCGGCAACATGTCGCGGCCCGGCGGCATCCTGTCCGCGCCCGGCAAGATCAGCGACGAAACCGCAAACCGGCTCAAGACGCATTGGGAAACGAACTACGGCGGTGAGAACGCCGGCCGTCTGGCCGTCGTGGGCGACGGGCTGAAGTACGAAACCGTCATGATGACCGCGACCGACGCGCAGCTCGTCGAACAGCTCCGGTGGGCCGTCGAAGACGTTGCGCGCTGCTATCACGTACCGCTTTACAAGATCGGCGCGGACCCGGCCGGCTCGAAAACGGCGGCCAACATCGGCGCGCTCGAACAGTCGTACTACACCGATTGCCTGCAAGCCCCCATCGAAGAGCTCGAACTCTGCCTCGATGACGGTTTCGAGGTGCCGAACGGACAGGGCTTCGACGTTGACGTGCGCGGGCTACTGCGCATGGACCCGGCCGCGCGTTACGACGCGCATTCGAAGGCCGTAGGCGGCGGCTGGATGGCCCCGAATGAGGCGCGCGCAGCGGAGAACATGCCGCCAGTGCCGGGGGGACACACGCCGTATCTCCAACAGCAGAACTATTCGCTCGACGCGCTCGCGAAGCGCGACAAGCACCCGGCGCCAAGCAGCGCGATGTTGACCAGCACATCTGCATCGAAGGAGCCGACAAATGGCAATTAAGCAACTCGTCTCGTTCAATCGCGCACTCTCGCACCTGCGCGTCGAAGCGGGCGAGGATGACGACGCGATTAAGGATCTGATCGACGCGGCCAGCGACATCGTCGTGGACTACCTGAAACTCAAGGAAATCCCCGACACTTGGGAGCTCGACGAAAGCGATACTGCGAGCACCGTGCCAGGCCCGGTGCGCTCGGCCGTCCTGCTCGTGCTCGGCGCCCTGTACGCAGACCGCGAAGGCACGACCGCCCCGCTCACGCCGGCGGTCGAGTCACTTCTCATGCGCTTGCGCGATCCGGCGGTGGCCTGA